CTCGTAGAATCCGTGTTTGCATCAAATGAATCTGTTACCATTCCAGAAGAACAGGCACCCGATGAGTCTGAAGAAACCGAACCACAGGAGAATCCAGTGTCAGAACCAATCATCGAAGCCTCAGCACCTGAGTCAATTCCAACCTCACCTTTGTATGCACAAGCAGCACGAGAGTTCACACTGCCATCAGCAGGTGAATTCATGGCAGCACTTCACGCTGGCGGCCAGACTTTTGCAAACATGAACAAAGCCGTTGCTGATTACACAGCATCAAAGCGCACAAACATTCAGGCAGCCGCCGGTGATGTAATCACAACCGATACGCCGGGACTTTTGCCAGTCCCCGTTTTGGGCCCACTCGTGCAAGACCTCAATTTTCTCCGCCCTGTCGTAGAGGCTCTGGGAGTTCGTGCCTATCCAGATAACGGACAGCAAAAGACATTCGTGCGCCCAACTATCACAACGCACACCAGCGTTGCAGCACAGGCAAACGAACTTGCAGCAGTATCAGCAACCACCATGGTTATCGCTTCAAACTCAGTAACCAAAACCACACTTGCTGGTCAGGTCACATTGAGCGCACAAGACATTTCGTTCACGAGCCCTGCAGCAATGCAGTTAATCTTGAATGACCTCATGGGTGAATACATGATCGCATCGGACAACCTTGCAGCAGACAACTTGCTTACAGCAGCATCAGCATCTGGTGTTTGGGACTTGTCAGTAGCAGACCTTCTCAAGAGCGTTTATGACTCAGCAGTAGATATTTCAAATGGCCGCAACTGGACACCAACACACATGTTCGTTTCTCCTGATGTTTGGGGCCAACTCGGACAACTTGCAGACACTACTGGTCGCCCAGTGTTCCCATTCATTGGTGCAGGTCTTACAGGTCAAAACGCACTCGGAAATGCATCAGCATCTTCATGGAACGGAAACCCACTCGGTTTGCAACTTGTCGTAGATAGCAACTTTGCTGCTAAGACAATGATCATCACACGAGTAGGCCAAGGCCAAGGCGATGCTTTTGAGTATTATGAGGCACCTCAATCCCTCATGAGTTTCGAAAACCCATCAGTTTTGGGCAGGACAATGAGTTTCCACGGGTATGTTTCGACCTTCGCAAGTATCCCCGGCATGATTCGCAAAATCACTCAGGCTTAGTCCGAAAGGCGGCTACCGCCGATGGCTACATACGAGATCATTTTTAACCAACGCATAGACAACTATGCAGTGGTTCAAACTCTCACAGATAATGATGTTGTAGTCGGTGAGTCAATCACTGTCTCAGGTCTTGGGTCTGGGCTAAACGGAACCTTCACTGTTTACGCCCAGCCTCAATACCTATTCATGGGTACAGACTCTGACGGCAACCTTATCTTCGATGCGACATTCCCAATACCTAATCAAGTCATGTACTATGACGCCGACACTGATCTTGATCGTGTTGCGGTTCAGCCCCCCGGAACCCTAACATTTACTCAAACCTGCACATGGGTAACTTCAAGCCAAGTCATGGCATATCTCGGAATAACTATTGACAATCCTTCTGATGACTACACGCTCTTGACTCAATCCACTTCAGCGGCCAATGCGTTCTGCTGGCGTAGGCGTCAAGAGTCCGGTTACACGGGCGATGCGCTGGCAACCAGTCCGGGTGGAGATTGCACCTTGGGCGTTCTAATGTATGCAGCCGCTTTGTGGCGTAGCCGTGGCTCTGTGCAAGACACCTTTGCTACTTTCGATGGAATGGGCTCTGCAGGGGTCTCAGCGATGACACCAATGATTAAGCAACTTCTGGGCATCTCACGCCCTCAGGTGGCGTAGTGGCTTACACAGACCTTCTCAACGAAGCCCTAGACGATGTTGCAGCCAAGATAGCCACAATCTCTGGATTAAGGGTTGTAACAGACCCCACCAAAATTGTCCCTAACTGTGTTTTTGTAGATGCCCCATCTTTCACCACTTTTGCTGGCAACGGCAACATTCTTAATGTGTCTTTTCCAATTAAAGTTCTTGGCTCTGGCCCTGCTGGCTTGCCAGTATTGCGCCAACTGCTAGACATCACAGCCAAAGTCATTTCGAGCAACGTCATTGTAATGAGCGGCCAACCAACGGCTTACCTTATTGGTGGTGCCGAATATCCTTGCTATGACCTAGTAGTATCTATACAGGCACAGACAGCGTAAGGCGAATCATGTACACAATCATTAGTTCAAGAATCGGAACACCGGGCGACAAGTTCGAGCCTTCCGAAGAAACCAACATTGACGCTCTCATTGAGGGTGGCTTTATCAAATCCGACAAAACCCCAACCAAATCTGCTAAAACAGTAGAAACATCTCCAGAGGAGTAAACCATGGCTTCAGCAACATACCTTTCAAACCCCGGCGTAATGATTAATAGTGTGAATTTAACGGATATGTGTACTAGCGCAACCGTTCGAAATCGCGCCGAGGCTTTGGAAGCCACAGCCTTCGGAAGCACATCAAGGTCATTCGTGGCTGGTTTGTCAGACCAGGAAATAGTGTTGGATTTGTATATGTCCTATGCAGCCACGGAAACTTACGCAACACTTGCGGCTCTTGTCGGCACAGTTACAACTGTCAAGGTTGCAGTAACTGACGCTGCTTTGACTACCGCTACTGCGACAGCCCCCCGATTCGAGTTAGTGGGAACTTACTTAGAGGAACTTCCAGTCATAGATGCAACAATGGGCGAACTAAGCACCATCAGCATTACTTTTCGAGGTGGGGTTCTCTCCACCATTGTTTCTTAACTAAAACACAAAGGAAACCCGACATGAAATTAGAACTTCGTGCTGACATGGGCGAAGGTCCATTCACAGTAACTACCAACCTCTGGTGCGTAACCCAATGGGAACGCAAATACAAGACCAAGGCATCAGAGATGGCTAACGGTATTGGCATTGAGGACTTAGCGTTCTTGTGCTGGGCGGCGTGTCAAACCCATTCCATCGTGGTTCCAATTGTCTTTGACGACTTCATCAAAAAACTTGTCAGCCTTGACATTGTTAGTGAGGAAACTGACCGCCCTTTCTCCGAGGCACCTACCGACATTCCCTAGCGGCGGTGCTAATAGCCACAGGGTTCTGGCCACATGAGATAGAGTTCACAACTGACGACCTCTCGACAGTCATCAAAATGATCAACGAAAGTCGAAAGTAATGCCAGTAGATGTAACGATGGAATTTTCAGGTCTTAAAGAGGCCCTGAAGGAAATCAACACCATTGACAAGAAACTTCGCCGTCAAATAACCCGTGACTTCAAACAGATTGTCCAACCAGTTATTTCAGACGCTAAAACAATGCTGCCCTCTGGTGCACCTTTGTCCGGCATGGCTAGACCATGGGCAGGCAAATCAGGTGCCGACATCATGTCATGGTCAGATGCCCGTGTAAGAAAAAACATAAGCGCTTTCACAAATGCTCGAAAAGTAAAAGAAACACCTTTTGGCAATAAACAAAACCTTGGTGTATTTGGTATTCGATGGAAAAGCCCACAAGCCACCATCTTTGATATGGGCCGTGAAGGGGTCTTAGGCCAAAACCTTACTGACAGATTTGGCAACCCATCTCGTGTTATATACCGGGCCTACACTGCTGCTAGTTCTAATGTGGAAACCCAAGTCAAAGAATTAGTCAATAAAGTGATGAAACAAACCAACAGTGCAATGAGACTTAAATGAGCGTAATCCTTAACATTGTCTCGGAATTTGATTCAAAGGGACTAAAGCAAGCCCAATTTCAATTTCGGCAACTAGAAAAGACGAGCGACAAAGTGGCTTTTGCCATGAAGCGAAGCATGGTTCCAGCCACTGCCGCACTGACCACTTTGGCTGCCGTTGCCTTTAAAGCAACCAAGATGGCCAGCGATCTCAATGAGGAAACCAGCAAAGCCCAGCAAATCTTTGGTGATGCCAGCCAATCCATTGTGGATTTCAGCAACACAGCATCCCTCAAACTTGGCCAATCAAGAACTGAAGCCTTAAAGGCAGCAGGCACTTTTGGTGTTCTCGGTAAGGCAGCAGGGCTGACGGGCACTGATCTGACCAAGATGTCTATCCAGTTCACGCAACTGGCAAGCGACTTGGCATCATTTAATAACACCAGCCCAGAAGATGCAGTCCTAGCCTTGGGTGCTGGTTTGCGTGGCGAGGCTGAACCGCTGAGGCGTTACGGCGTTTTGCTCGATGATGCAACGCTACGCCAGAAGGCTTTAGAACTTGGCTTAGTTAAAACTGTTAAAGAGGCTTTGACCCCGGCAAATAAAAGCCTTGCCGCTCAGGCTGTAATCCTTGAAAAAACAGCGCTACAACAGGGCAACTTTGCTTTAACTTCTAAAGACGCAGCCAACCAGCAACGCATTCTTGCAGCGAAACTAAAAGACCTGCAAATACAAATGGGCATTCTTTTCTTGCCGGTCTTAAAAAATACCTTAAACACGCTCAATGACTATGCCGATGTTTTGGTCTATTTGACCTCAAACACTGACAAGGCTCAAAAATCGACTGGCAAATGGTTAGACCGATTTGTCAAACTTGCCACAACAGTCCTTCCTTTTGCCCAAGCAATGAAGGGCCTAGGCATAGTTATCGGCAAAGTTAATGAGTTTGTAGGCAATCAAGCGGCAGCCCTTAAACAAAATGAACTAGCAACTAGCCGAGTTACAAAGAAGATTCAAGAAACAGCAGGCTTCGAAGGCTTACTTAAAACCAAACTTGATGAGACAACAAAATCAACAGACAAATCAACAGCCGCCGCAAAGAAAAAAGCCGAAGCATTAGCCAAAAGCAAAGAGGCCACCGCCAAACTTAAAGCCCAAATAGATGAACTTGCTGATGCTTTGCGTAACCGACTTAACGTCAAACTTGAAGATGCTAAAGACAAACTTCAAACCGCACAAAATGCGTTTGATAATTTTGGCAAAAGCGTAGGTGACGCCATTATTAGTTCTTTTAATTTTGGCAGCGCTCAATCTGAAATTGCTGGCAACGCTGCTGAAGTCAAAAGCGCATTGCAAAAGCAGTCTGAAGCACAAGACAAAGTTAATAAAGCACAAGCCGATTTTAACTTTTTCAATCGTGATGATTATGCGGCTATTCTTGCTGAAGCCATGGGCGAACTGGCCGTTGCTACTGGTGAAGTAAGTGCTTTGCAAGCAAAACCGATGACTTTCTTTGACGCCCTTGGAAAACAGGCTGACAAGGCTAAAAAGTTTAATGAGTTAGTTAACAGACTGATGGCTGCCGACCTTAACGAAACGGCTTTGCAACAGGTTTTAGCAGCAGGAGTAGATGGCGGCACAGCAATCGCTGAGTCAATCCTTGAATCTGCTGACGGCGTTTTAAGAGCCAATGACTTGACTTCTGCTATGCAGAAACTTGCTGATGATATGGGCAAACGAGCAGCGACAAAGTATTACAAAGCAGGCGTAGATTCAGCAACTAACTTTCTTAAAGGTGTACAAGACACTATTGCTAAGACTGAAATTGTGCTTGCTAATCCAAACTTGACGGCAACTGACATAGCCCTTGCTGAAGCAGGGATATTTAGTCCAGCAGATTTTGAATCCATGATGAGCAATTTTGGAAACCTAAACTTTGGCCTTCCGTTTAGTGTTGGCGGTATTGGTATTCCTACGATGATGGCTGAGGGTGGCTTAGTTCGAAAGGCTACAAATATTGTGGCAGGGGAGTCCGGTCCCGAGGCAATAATTCCTCTTGACCGTATGGCGTCTATGGGCTTTGGTGGCAACAATGGTGGCATCACGATCAATGTCAATGGTGGCGACCCTCAAGCCATTGTGGATGCTTTGCGCCGTTACCAACGCCAAAACGGTTTTGTACCTATCACGGTTGGTGTCTAATGCCATCGTGGGATTGGCGTGTCTCTTTCGCTACCTCAACTACTTACACAGCCCTTCCGAGCGTTCAGCAAATCTCTATTTTCAATGGTCGTAGGCGACAGATTGACGATTATGGCGTTGACAGCCTGACTGTTGAAAGCCTGTTTCCTTCTAATTGGACAGTGACTCCTCAACTTGGCGACAAGATTCTTGCGTGGGTTTACACCAACCAATACCCTTCTTACCCGACTTACAACTATTGGAAGATGTTTCAAGGCCGCATCACAGATGTAAGCATTCGTTATGGAATGGTAGCCAATGAAGATTTAGTGACAATTACTGCTGAAGGATTACAGGCTGACATAGGTAGAGCGCAAATAAATAATTATTTAGTAAGTACGGCCAACATTGGTACGCAAGTTTTTGACATTGCAAACTCTTTGGGAATTAGCCTCGGAAGCACGAGTACTATGTCCACTGGAGTTGCGCAGACATACACAGGGAACCTAAAAGGCTTTGTAGATACTGCTGTACGCACCGAGCAAGGCAGGCTTCGTTCTACACCCACAGGCCCTACCACTCTTGACATGGGAACTCTTAACTTTGTGGGCCGTGGTGCGTTAATTACTGGTCTGGCTGTCACGCCTGAATGGAGTGACGGCACACTTGCCAGCGTTACAAACTATAAATATTCAGATGTCAAACTTAAAAGCACTTCCGAAGATTATTACAACTCGGTAACAGTGCAACCCTTAGGGTTTTCGTCTCAGACCAGTACCAGTGGCGTTGCACCCGTTTATTCTTACCTTGCTGATAGTTACGATGTCAGCACATCACAGGCTTTGTCTTTGGCTCAGTATTTGCGTTTTAAATATGAGACCACTACCAGCACCCCAAGGGAATTGGGTTTCACAATCAGCCAGCAATCCAGAGCAGATGCTGTTTATTTCCTTAACCTTGTAAGCGCCTTCCTTGGCCTTGAAATTAACATTGTCTTGCGTGGTGTCAGGTATTACTGCATCATTGAGGGTGTGAACATTCAGGCCACGCCTGATGACACCCGTATTTTGTTTTATGTCTCTAGTAACGAGACTAATGACTATCTCATTCTTAACAATGCCGTGTATGGCAAACTAGATAACAACAGATTAGGATTCTAATTATGGCTACACCAACTAATTTGCCAGCAGCGCAAACCACCGGCAATGTGCTGACGGCTGCATATGTAAACGACCTAAGAGGCGCCTTCCGCATCTTGCAAGTTGTCGCTACAACCTACGCAACTCAAGTAAGTAGCACCTCTGCAACTTTTGCAGATGCAGGACTAACGGCAACAATCACGCCACAAGCAACAAGTAGCAAAGTGCTAGTAATTTATTCGCACAACACGTATGCAGATGCTGCAACTACTGGCGTAAGTTTACGCATTTTGAGAGGCGCAACCGTTTTGAGGACTACTCAAGACTTGTCTTACGGCACAACTGGGGGTGTCAGTAGTTATTCCACGTTTTTAGAATTTGACTCGCCAAGTACAACATCGGCAACTACCTACAAAACGCAATTTGCGCGAACCGGTGGCGCTGGTATCGCTTATGTAAACACCGTTGGCGCAACATCCACCGCCACAATGTATTTAATAGAGGTTTCCGCATGATTACCCCACCGATGATTCAACTATTATTAGACGCAGGCTTTACAGATGGTTGGGCCATGTCAGGCGAAACGCTGACTATTTGGGAACACGACCAAGACCCACCAGCACCACTAACACGACCCGAGGCAACAAATGAAACGCCTACTGCTGATTAGCGCCACCCTCATAGCCCTCACAGGCTGTGCAGACCGTTTCCGCTACCCATGCCAAGACCCAGCCAACACCAACAAAACCGAATGCCAATGCAACCAAGAGCCACGCACCAAAAACAAGGCTTTAGGTGCTGTTGAATCGGCAATGACCACCACCACACTTAAAGAAATTGTAGGATTTGACTGCTAATGAAACTCAGACCACGCCTCTCAAACGAAGAAATAAAAGCACGACTAATTCTCACTATTGGCATAGGGCTTACGCTCGTATTTGTTTCCTCAATCAGTTTCATGCTCTACGGCCTGTTATTTATTACCCAGCCTCGGATTATGGCTGAGGCAGACCGTGAAATCTTTGGTCTCCTAAGCCCCATGATGATGAGCCTGTCAGGTATTTTGGGTGGGGCACTTGCAGCAAATGGGTTGCGAGACTCGAAGAAAGAAAAAGAAACCGAATGAAAACGACCGTTTATACAGTTGGCGCAACCACACCAGTGCTAATACACAGCACCAGTTTCGGCAGCCAAACAATCTATGTGCAAAGCACCACACAAGACATTCACCTAGGTGGCTCTAATGTCTCCAGCGCTCAAGGTCTCGATATCCCCAAATTGGGTTTCACAGAGGTATTCCTTGACGAGCAAGAAACCCTTTACGCCTTAGCGGCTACCGGAACGGCGACAGTCAAAGTGCTGTCCCCATCAAACTCATAATGGCTGTCAGACCGTACAGGTACTACCCAGCATGGGATGGCAAAACCACCCAGCCGATCACAGCCAAGTGCCTAGACCTATGCACAAAGCGCTGGAAAGTTACCAACCTTGGCACCTATGTCAATCGCCCTATGCGAGACAAGCCAAACCTGAGCACTCACGCCACTGGGTACGCCATGGACATTGGCCACAGTG